TGTAGTAATTACAATACATTATATTAATCTTACCACATCCGCGCGGAAATAAAAACCGATCGACATCAAATTTTTTGACGTGATGCACATATCGAAAATATATTTGTGCTATCATATCAAGTTGAAAAAATCTATATAACAAACCGCACGGAGGCGCTATGCAGGCAGATAATTTTGACCGACCGGCCAAGAGCCGCATAGTGTCCGCATCCTTTGTCGAGCACCGCCTGAGGGTTATCCTTACGCTCTACAAAGGCACATTTGCAAGCGGGTCAAACTCCACCGTGATCGACGATCTAGCCATAAGCGCAAAAATTCAAAAGCTACCAGTCCCGGACTTTGGCAAGGCGTCAATCGAGATCACAAACATGCCGCTCGATGATATGGAAAAGCTAACAACTTTAGCCTTCCACCCGCTCTACCAAAAACGCAATTATGTGAACATTTATGCAGGCGATGACGTGCACGGCTACACTGAAATATTTGCAGGCAATATCGTACGCGCTGCTGCGGACCTTAACGGCACGCCGGATGTTAAACTTAAGATTGAGGCTCAGGTGGGATTCTGGGGCCGTATCACCGCGGACGGAGCGACCGCCGTCAGGGGCTCACAGCCCGCCGCGGATTTCATCAGGGGTCAGGTGGAGAAAGCCGGGTTTACTTTTGAAAACAGGGGAGTTACCGCACAGCTGCGCAATTCTGTGTACAACGGATCACCGATCCACCAGGCTATGAAGGCGGCTAAGCAGGTAGGCGCGGAGCTTATCCTGGATGATAACAGGGCAATTCTCATACCCGCGGGCGGAGCGGTGAACACTGCGGGCAATGCGATATTAATTAACAAGGATACGGGGCTGCTCAAATATCCGACTGTCACACAAAACGGCATAGAGGTAACGACGGTATTTAATCCGGCTTTACGTTTCGCCGGCATTTTCAAACTGGAGACCGAGGTCCCGAAGGCATCCGGAACCTGGCGGATTATCAAGCTGAGCCATGATCTAAGCGCGAACAGTCCGCGGCAGGGAAAATGGGAAAGTAAAATCACGGGATTTTATCCGCATATGAGCGGCGCGATAGGAAGGTTTATCTAATGGCCATTGATCAAAACGACAAGCGCGGTTTACAGCGTCCCGGCACCGCTGAGAGCGATTTTAACGAGCTGCAATACTCGATTGAGCAATACCTTAACAATGAGCTGGAGACTGCATGGATAGGCCGGATTGACGGCTGCAGCACCGAGGGCAGCGGTCCGACAGGGACCGCAGATGTTACTCCTATGACTGCACAGAGCGACGCCGAAGGCCAGGCGTTGCCGATGGTGAGCGTGCCCGCATTGCCGCACACACGGCTCCAGGCGGGCAAGGTGGGGATCATAATCAATCCGGTTCCCGGCGATCGCGTGGTATGCGTAAGCTGTAAAGGCGACATAAGCACAATTAACCGCGGGACTGACAGCCCGCAGCGTCCTGGATCATTCAGGACTTTTGACCAATCCGACAGCGTGATCGTAGGAACTTTGCACACTGATGAACCGACAACATATATTCAGTTAGAGCAAGACGAAACAATTTATATTAAGGCACCGAACAAAATCACGATTGAGACCGACGCGGAGGTCATAATTAAGAGCGCGGGACCGGTAACGATCGACGCACCAAAGGTTAAAATTACCGGCACGCTGGAGGTTGGATCGATAACGAGCTCCGGCGGCGTTTCGATTGATACATCGACTGTTAGCATGACCGGCGATCTCAATGTTACGGGAAATGTAAACGCCGGTGGGCACATTCACGGCAATTAGGAGCGGCATATGGCAGACGTAAAAGGGCACACACTGATGCTTGATCCGGATGAGTGGGATCTAATTCTTGACGACGGTGGGCAGATCGTTGATACCGCCGGAGCTTACGGCATAGCGCAGAATGTTGCCAATGCTGTGCGGCTTTTCACCGATGATGCTTATTATTTCCGCGATCGGGGTATTCCGCATTTTACGTTAGATCTCGGGAGAAAGCTCAATAAGCGCATGATCTGCGCTGAGTATGAGAGCGCCGCCGTGGGAGTTGACGGCGTGCTGAGCGCAAATTTGCTTGACGTTACCCTGGCGCATGGAGGCGTTGCGGTAACGGGTGAGCAGCTAACAGATAGAACTTTAACGGGCGATCTTGAGATCGTCACAGAGGACGGGGAGGCCGTAAATGTTGCATTTTGATCCGGCTACAGGATTTTACGCTGATGATACCGAGACAGTTCGCGCGGCTGTTGCCGCTGACTGGGTGGCCGCTTTTCACAAAGACGGCCAGGTGGACCTTAACACCGATCCGGAGACTCCGGCGGGACAGCTGATTGACAGCCAGACCGCGGCGGTAACTGAAAAGGATACAGAGCTGTTGTATTTGTGCAATCAGTTTGACCCGGCAAAAAATGAGGGGATCTTCCAGGATGCGATCGCAAAAATCTATTTTTTAAGCCGCAAAGCGGCCACACCGAGCACCGCCAAAATCGCAGTGCGCGGGTTATCCGGAACCGTGATCCCAGTAAATGCGCAGATCATGAGCACCGCTGATGATACAATATGGCAGAATGTTGCCGTCTTTACAATCGGCGCCGACGGTACCGGATCGGGGGTTTTCCGGTGCACAACTGAGGGTCTGATCTCCGCCGCGGCGGGAACCCTGACACGTATAATGACCGTTGTTGCGGGCTGGGATACGGCAACTAATGAGCACGCCGCAACCGTCGGAACTCTGGAGGAGAACCGCGGGCAGTTTGAGCTCCGCAGGTATTCATCCGTGTCCCTAAACTCACGCGGCACCGCTGCAAGCGTGTACGCCCGCGTGATGCAGCTTGAGGGTGTGATCGGCTGCGTTGTACGTGAAAATAAAACTAATCAGCCAAAGGTGATTGACGGCGTGACCCTGAGCCCACATAGCGTGTATGTGTGCGTTTTAGGGGGTAATGACGGTGCTATCGCTACTGCTATGTATCGGACAGTTTCTGCCGGATGCGACACAAACGGCACGACTGATTACCTGGTAGAGGACGATACGACCGGGATCAAGGAGATGATCCATTTCCAAAGGCCGACGGATGCCGATATAACGATCCGGCTTAAGTTCCCGGATGCCGCGGGCTTTTCTGCGGATGACCTGGCGGCTATCAGGCAGGCGGTTTTTAACAATTTTTATGGTGAAGATCCTACCGAGGTTGACGGGTCCATAATGGCAAGGCCGCTAATGGGCGATACTATTTACGCTCCGCGTTTTGCGATCAGCGTTCAAAATGCCGGCTACACTGATCTGCTCGATGTTGACATCGCGAAAGCCGGGGGAGCCTGGTCCGATGCTCTATACGTCAAAATTGATGAAAATCCGGTGCTGAGTCTGGCGGACATTGTGATCGAGTAGGGGGCACAAATGAGTATACCGGGATTTTTTGAGGCGTCGGATTTTGATATTTTGCGGGTGATACAAAGTCAATATGCCGGCAGTCCGCGCCTTAAGTCATTGACAGTTACCTGCTGGAGTCTTCTCAATCCTGAAAGCTCAATCGGGTTGATGTATGAGCACATGATCGATCCGTGGACCGCTGATGGCGCGGGGCTTGACGTGTGGGGGCGTATTGTGGCGACTGCACGGCGAATTTATGCAGCCGGTGAGAGTGCGATCCTGGACGACTACACATATCGCAAATATATTTTCGTTAAAGCGCTTTTTAACCTGACTAACTCCAGCCTTCACAGTATTAATTTTTTCTGCGGGCAGCTCATATCCAGCGGCGTGCGGGTGTTGCACACTGATACGATGGTCTTGACTGTTCTTGTAACCGAGATCGTTGACCCACAGGCGCTGCAGGCGTTCCTCAATCTCCGTTGGAGTCCTACAGGCGTCGGGGTGAAAATCTATTATGTGCTGGGACCGGTTTTTGGTTTCAATGGTTCCGGGCTACACCCTTTCAATCAGGCGCCGTTTGTTAACGGCGGCCCGCAGGATCTTGATGTTTAACCTTATAGGAGGCTTATATGGCTATAACTGAGCCGCAAAAATGGGCGGCTACTCTAGGCGCGAGTGCCGATGTTAACGCATTACCGGAGACAACTCCGTCCGGTTCCGGCCGGGCGTCGTTCAGTGGACTGTTCCCGCCGGTTACTCAGCTACCGCTCGATCAAGGCGGTATCGCGCCGGAGCGCGGAGATTTTAACGCGCTGTTCAAATATCTGGGCGAGTATTTGTTCTATCTCATGCAGGGCGGCATGTTCTCGTATTCTACTGACTACGACTATACCGCGGGGAATTTTGTGCTGCATGGTGGATCGCTCTACCTTTGCATCGCGCCAAACGGTCCGGGGTCCGCAATAAAATACCCGACTGATACAGCATACTGGCGCAGGCTTGCGCTTACAAGCCAGCTCCCTATCGTGACCGTGAATAATGACACTTTGACCATCCGGCAGGATGGTGTGTAACCGATTGCCGGAGGTAATTAAGATGCTTGAAACAGTGGATAGCTTATTGCCGAAGTGTTACAACGCGATCGCTTTTGCCGGCGGGGCGGTCGGCGGTGCGGTTGCCTTTGCGGTAGGAGGCATTGATGTGGCAGTGCAGTGGCTTTTTGCCTTTGTGG